AGCTGAACTCTGTAAATCATCTCATCCACAAACACTCTTCGAATGAGCTTTGCAATCTTATTCATCTGTTGAAGATCAGACGAATACTTGCAACCACCTTCCCAAGGACATTGAGCATAAAAAGCATCAATAACATCCGCAACAGCAAACATTAATTCAGCAGGAAATTCACCATCATTATTGGAGATATCAAAATCAGCAAAATTAGAGAACCTAGATAAACGACGGGCAAGGATGTCAAAATCCAAAGATTCAACAACCATACCCACTGCACTAGGACCCTTAGAATGCAACTTCTGATATTGCTCGCAAAAAGACATGAAGAAACGACGACAAGCCAACGTGAAGTCAAGCTCACCAATCGTAAAAACACGAGTTTTTGCAAGAGCAATTTTCTCCAAAGAACGACGTTCGTCCTTGGGGTTGTCTAACCAAAGAGAACAGGACAGACGCAAGCCTTGAGCAGCCTTATCAATGCGATCATTGATAACTTCGAGCAAATCTTTCTTAGGCATAAAGGCAGTACCATCAAAATCAAAAAGATGATCTTTAGTGCCAAACTTCTTCCAACGATGACCGGCAGAAGTATTCCAGTCAATAGACTTATAGCCACGTTGAGGATCACCATTAATAGCAACTTTGAGCGAGACAACTTCAGGCACAACAGTAGTACGCACACAAAACTGTTCGATAGCCCAGCCAGTAGCTTGTTCCAACAAAATTGGATCAAAACCACGACCAGGTGAACAATATTTTGCACACGCCTTAAACAATGGTGAAACGGGACGAAGACTAGGATCTATACGAGGGTCACTAGAAGTGAGCACACACGGTTGTGTAGAGGCAGGACCAGCACACTCGTAAAGGACTGACCGGCGAATTTTAGTCTTCCGAGGAATAAAATTTTTCATCTCATTACCAAGGAAAAAGAATTCACCAGGAGCCATCAACTCAGGTACATCATCACCACCATCCAACACGACATCAGAATCAAAACAAACTTCTTGCTTAGAAAGACACGATTGAACAAATGGACGATCTAGTGGAAAAGCGAATCCATACCTATCATCATAGTTGCGACCGAAATGCATACCAATGATCATATCTTGACCTGCAAAATGACCAATTAGCATACCGCCACAATCACCACTATCACCAACAATAGGATAAATCCACCTATCACCACTTTCGATTTCTTGATTACCAGAAGGATAACGCAAGATTTCAACAGATCGTTCTACTTGAAGCTGAAGCAAACGAATACAATCAGCACCATGACGCAAAACAAGTTGAGCAGCACACCTTGAAGTTCGAACCTCATCAGGAAAGAATTGAGTAAGTCGAGGAGCACGAGGCATATGCCGAGGCATATATATGCAAGCAC